TAGGTGTAATGACTACTATCACTGACATGGCTATCCGTTCATCAGCATCAAATGTGATTGCAGATATCGGTAAAGTATTCGGTGAAGGTATTGCTAAGAAAATGGACCAAGACCTTATGTCAAACTTTGACAACTTCTCAACAGAAGTTGGTGATGGCACAGGCGCAATCACAGTGAACAGCATCTTCCAAGCAGTAGCAAATCTACGTGCTGGTGGTGTCCCATCAACTGACCTAGCATGTGTTCTACACCCAATGGTAGCATATGACCTTAAAGCGGCAATCGGCGCGGCAGCATACGCTGGTGGTGACTTACAAACAGAAGCACTACGTTCAGGTTATGTAGGCACTCTAGCTGGTGTTCCAATCTTTGAATCATCTAACATGGCTAACACAGGCAATGCAGGTGACTACAAAGGTGCGGTATTCCACAGAGATGCACTAGGACTAGCTTTAATGCAAGATATCTCAATCGAAACACAAAGAGATGCTTCATTACGTGCAAGTGAAATCGTAGCAACAGCAGTATACGGTCACGGTGAAATCTTCGACGGATATGGCGTAGAAGTTCATTTTGACTCTTCAATCCAATAATAGAGATTGATTAACTGATTGAGAGGGGAGCAATCCCCTCTCTTAAACGCTACTAGGAGAACGCACAATGGCAATGTCAACTGACGCTGATTTGATTAAATATCAGCCAGATATCTTAACATTCGGTATCGATGAATTCACTGACGAACATGCAAAAGCACGTGATGATATATTACGTAGATTGCGTGATGAGTGGTGGGTTCGTTCACGTAATGTTACTAACTATGATATATCTCGTTCACTACCTAGCTTAGAAATGGATGATGCTCGTTTAACTGAATCACAATTCGAACGTTGTGCTGTATATCGTGTTCTTTCAGAATACGCACTACCGCAGTTAACAAAATGGAATAATGAAGGCAGTGAAGACAGGTTTCAAGTAATGATGATGCACTATCGTAAAAAGTACAATGAAGAATTTAACTCTATTTTGAGAGATGGAGTTTTATACGATTTTGACAACGATGGCACAGTCGAACAAACCGAGAAGCAACCGTTTCACACTAGACGGATAATTCGTTAATGGCAACGATTACTATTAATAGTAAGAAGTTTAAACGATTTATGGAGCGTTATGGGGCTAACCTGAAAAGGTCAATCCCAAAAGCTCTAAATAGAAGTGGAGAGAAGACACGTGAGATAATCTTAATGAGAACCGAGCGTGGAGTGGGGTTGAGAGGAGCATTCAAGAAGTATAGTCCCGGTTATCGGGAGTATAGAAATAGTCAAGGTAGAGGCACTAAACCAGACCTTAACTTTTCAGGCAGGATGCTATCAAACCTAGATGTTGAACGTAAATCTAACAATATTATTATTGTTGGGTTTAAAAGAAAGGAAGAACGAGTGAAAGCTGAAAAGAATCAAAAGACAAGACCTTTTATAGGTGTTACTTCATCTGAACAGTCGCAAGTCGTTAAATCTTTCGTTAGACAGTTAGAAAAGGACTTGAGATGAGCAAAACTAGTTATAGAGAAAATATTGCAAAGAACATCGTTTCAGAGTTAAGAGAACTTAAATCTGTTAGATTTGTTACACGTGATGTTTTCGAACCAAATGAATTAAGTGATGCTCAAGTTCCAGCAGTCTTAGTGTTAAGTGGGTCAGAAAGAAAATCTGACATTACAAAATCATCAAGACAAGGAATAATCGAGTTTATTCTAACAGGGTTTGTTAAAGGAAAGTACTTAGATACTGCCCGAAACAAACTGTTAGATGACATTGAAACGAAATTGTATGAAGATACAAAAAGAAATGGTTATGCAACTGACACTGTGATAACAGAAGTTAACACAGACGAAGGTGCGACTTTTCCATTAGGTGCGGTTCAAATAATCGTGCAAGTAGAATATATTCACCCCAAAGGTGATTTAGACAAATAACAGTAATAGGAGCAAACAATGGCAGTTCTAAAAGGTAAAGACGGTTCAATATCAGCGGGTTTGAACAATCTTGCAAACATCACTTCTTTTTCGATTAATGAAGAAGCAGATACACTAGAAACTACAGCGATGGGTAACGCAGGTTACAAAACGTTTGTAGGTTCACTAAAGTCTTGGAGTGGAACAGTTGAAGCAGTATTTGACGATACAGATTCAGCAGTTGCAGTAGGATCAGCAATCACACTTACAGTAGTAGTTGATGATGGTTCATCTAATCAAGTACAATATAGTGGATCATGTATCTTGACTTCAAGGTCAGTAGAAGTTGGTGTAGCAGATTTGGTTACCGTGAGTTTTGACGTAACAGGAACAGGTGCCTTAACTGAAACTATATCATAATATAATTTCATATGAGGTAAACTAATGAGCGTAATAAACAATGCGAAAACGCATTTTAAAACTAGACTATCAGACAAACTCGAATGGGTAGAATGCCCAGAATGGGAATGTAAGATTTATTTTAAGTCTAGTGCAACACTAAAGCAAACCGAATCGGTTGTTGCTTTGCATCGTGAAAATAAAGTAGCGGAAGCATTAGCAACAGTCCTAATTCAACGTGCGTTAACAGAAGATGGTAAACCGATGTTCGTCGGTGCAGACAAGTTCGACATAATGAACTCGGTTGATCCAGAAGTTGTGACACGTATGGCTACGCATATTCTTAATGTAGAACCTACAGCGGAAGAAGTAGCAAAAAACTAAGTGCCGATGCTGATACATATTTCCTGTATCAGTTAGCAGAACTACTGCATAAGACTGTTGACGAGATTATGGAAATGTCAGCATCGGAATTCATAGGATGGGCCGAGTATTTTAAATTAAAAGACTTAAGGAGTAAGCGAAAACATGGCAAACACAAGTATTGAAATTGAAATCAAAGCCCTCGACAAAGCAACCAGTAAATTAGACAGTATTACAAGGTCAATGACTCCACTGAATAAAAAGGTGGGGAAACTAGACAAACAGTTTGACAAGGTTGACAAGTCAATAAACAAAACATCAGGGTCTTTCAGTAAAATGAAAGGATTACTAGCAGGTGCTATCACAATAGGTGGTATTACAGCATTTACTAAGTCAGTCGTTGAAGCAAGTTCACGTGCAGAGGATTTGAAGACGACCCTTGATACAGTTACAGGTTCAGCAAAAGCTGGCGATGATGCATTTAAGTTTATCAATGACTTTGCAACACGTACACCTTTTGATATCGAAACACTAACAGAGACATTCATCAAATTGAAGTCATCGGGTATTGAACCAACCGAAGAACTTCTAACAACATTTGGTGATATGGCGTCTGTTACCACTGACCGTGTCGGGTCATTGAATGCCGTTACAGATTTGTTCTCAAGAACTACAGCAGGCGGATTAGGTTTGGAAGAACTTAACCGTCTCGCTGATAGAGGTATTCCAGCATTCAAAATCTTAGAAGAAAAGCTAGGATTAGCAAGACTAGAAATATCAGAATTTGGTAAAACAGCAGAAGGTGCCGCGACAATTAAAGATGCACTACTTGAAGGACTCAATGAGAACTTTGGTGGGGGTATGGAAAAGGCATCTAAAAACTTATCAGTATCATTATCCAACTTAGGTATCGCAGGTAATAATGCCTTGATTGCAGTTGGTGAAGGTGGTCTTTCAGATGCACTTAACTCAGCCGCAACACGTATGACAGACTTTATTGTT